TACTTCATGATGTTACCTTGTAGATACCCTTCGCTTTGCTCATTAGTTGCAGCTAAGATAGCTTCTATTGCTTCAATGCCACCTGCATTATAGTGTTGTGGTTTGTTTACTGGATCAATATGTTCCATCTTACCATCTAGTCCTACTACTATGTTCATGCATTACCCTCTGTCTTTGTCCATCTGTGCAGCTTAATAATGTTATCTTCTTTTGAGTATTTCTTCTCGTTCTCTATCTCTTCTACAGTAGCTTGGTATTGCTTAGGGAACATCTCTTCTAACAGAAGTTCTTTGTAGTAATCATACTCATCTAAGAACTCAGGGTTGTCCTCTAAGAATCTCTCTGTTGCTGCCATAGTAATAGCCATGTCCATAGAGTGTGCCATTGCTTCACGTTCTTTCTCATCGCCAAACAACAAGCCTGTATGTATAGTACCAGTCCAACCTTGTTCATCTACAATAGGTGTAAACACTATTGCTATTTGCCCTGGATCTAATTTCATCACACTCTCCTTTTGACTTTGAGTCTTTGTTCTTTTGAGCGATTACCTTTCTCAAGTAACCAACCTTCAGGTATGACACGATGCGCCCACTTGAAACCTTTCTGCTCACACCAATCACAATACCTAGACTTAGCCCCCTTGTAAAGCTTAGCGTTAGCGTTACTAAATACAAAGCGAATGTCTAGGGTGGGGTGCTGTCGTTGTATCTCAACATGCTTGCGTCTATCTGCAGCACTAAAGATACCCTTTGTTTCTATTATGATACCGTTGTCTAACTCAAAGTCAGGCGTGTAGGTGCGGTACTTAAGATCTTCCCATTCAATCTTAAGCTTCTCGTACTCAACTTTCTTTTGTCTAGACTTAAGAAAAGCAGCAGCCTCTTCTTCAAGGCCACTGCGATAAGTACGTTTAAGATGTCTGCGTTTAGTCGCCATCAGACTCTTGATCTGGTAACTTCTTAACCTCTTCTTCTGCAGGTGTCTCTGCAATCTGGACAATCATACCACCTAGCTGATTACAACGTGCATCAAGTACACGCATCAAGTAATCCATGCGGCCCATCTCTTCACGAGCTAGGTTAATCTCAGTATACATCTTCATCTGATCTTCGTTGAAGTCATCAGTGTAATAGTCTTTGTCATTGATAGTCAGTTTAGGCATTGCCATCTCCTATAAATACGTAGTCCACTTCTGGTGGGGTTGTTGCTTTAGATACCCGTGAGGGTAGTGATTGTAGTGTCGGGTGACACTTATGTTTGAAACTACAAAACTTACATGCGCTGGGTAGTACTAGGTTACCACTTGGCTTTTTGTAGTATGTCTCAGGCACTGGCTCAAAGCAGCGCTCAAAGGGTTCATCGTTGTCAAGGTAATCTACTAGGCTTTGAATGTCTTGTAGCACTGCATCCTTGTCTACCTCAGATGCATCCACATACTTGAACTCTCCGTTACCTTTGTTGACTACCCACCAACCACCAACATCTTTACCTGCTGCTGTAGCGTAGCCTACTAGCTGTGCTACATAACCAAAGCTGTCGCCATGTGACAAAGCATCGAAGGAAGCAAACTTATTTTGATAGGACCAAGGTGATGCAGACTTAACGTCATCAATCTTACCGTCCATCTCCATGTCGTACTCGCCTTTGATCTCTCTGCCATTGGCTAACTTGAGTGTGACAACATCATTGTCTTTGAATGTAGCACCTGCAGCACGTAGCAATCCTTTGAACACAGCCTCAACAATGTCGCCTAGGATCATGTTCATCAGGAAGTGTGGTGGCAATGGAGTCTTATCTTCTGGGTCATTCTTCTCAAACCACAACTGGCACTTAGGCTTTCCAATGTTAGACATACGTAGACGGAAATCTCCACGTGGTCCACTATTGAATTGCTTGTGCATAGCAGCTTCAACGTCAGAGGCGACTTGTGCAGCCACCTCGTTTGACATCTTAGCTTTGCCAGCCATAGCTAATTGCAAGAAGCTATAAACCTGTAGCTCTGCTGGGTGGTTCATTAGTCTACATCCACATCCACAAAGTCATTGTTGAGGATCTCTTGTACTAAGCCCTCGTCTTCATCTGTGTGAGCCTTAGCACGTTCATGGTGTAGATCAAGGATCTTACCGTTGCTGTACTCAATCAGTTCAATGAAGTCTTTGAGCATTTCATTGTCACCTTCAACGATGTCAACCTTGTCACCAATAGCTGCACTGATCTTGCCAAAGGTAGCACCTGTAGGAATGCTATCCTCAATACCTGACAACTTAATAGTAGACATGATAGGTAACATGTTCTTACGCTTGAGTGCATTCATCACACCGTTGATAGACTTCAGTGAGTCACGGTTCTTTACATCCATAACAAATGGAATGTCACGATATGTTTCATAGTCTAGTGCTTCACCCTTGTCATTGACTGGGTTATCTAAAGACACAGTACCATAGTAAACATTGACACGCTTCACACTACGGATGACTTGTTTGGTTGCATCAGGTAGTGCATTGAAGTCTTCGATCCAACCAGAAGGGCGGCCTAGGTTGAACCCACCAATGCTATCCTTCATGTCACCGTTCAGTGAGTTAGCTAAGACAGACTTCTCCATCTCTTCAGTCTCACTGTTCCAGCGTTGCCACTGTTGGCGCTGGGCAAAGATGCGCACTGTGATACCATCGCTGTACACTTTCTCTTCGCCACGTGTAAGGATGAATGAACCAACAGAAACAACATCTGTTTTAATCATCTTACCGTTAACCTCAATCTCACCTTTGAGTGGCGAGTGTAGCATACCAATACGTGCAATACTTGGGGTAGCTTCACCACCACCAGACATTGATACACCCATTAGTTCTGCCATTGATTGCCCACGCTCTTGGGCTACTGCTAATTCTGTACTCATTTTAGTACCTTTCTTTAAAGTCAAAGAGCCTTAGTTATAGCTCATACATCAACTGTGTCAAGCCAATTCGGTCCTATTTTAGCTTCTAATAATAGGGGTACATTCATCTTGACTCCATACTTCTCTTCTACGAGATCGTTGATACCTTGGTTAAGTAGTTCTATTATGTGTAGAACTTTATTCGTTTCATCTGGATGTACATCTACCACCATACTATCGTGAACTGAATTGACTACACAAGAATGTAACGGTTGTAACAATTCGTGAAGTCTATTGAGCACAACAGGTACGACATCACCTGTAGCAAAACCTTGCACTGGGTAGTTCTTGATCATGGTGAAGTGACTAGGAGATCCATTATCCCTGCGTCTTACATCAGGGAAAGCATACTGTCTACCAGATACATTAGTGATCTTCTGGAAACGTATAGCCTCTTCTCCTAGGTTCTTATGCCATGCCGCTACTCCTCTGTACTTTTCGACGAAGTGATGATAATAGGCGGCTTCAGCTTTTGAACGTCCATATCCAGTGGCTCCAAAGAGGGGAGCGAAGGTGTGCGCCTTTGCTTCCTGGCGGGACGTTTGTTGCCCTGCTTCAGTAATGACTTGCGCTGTGTAGGAGTGTACGTCAAAACCTGTTTCGATTTCTCTGATTGCTGTTTCGTCTTGCGCGAGGAACGCCGCCGTGCGGAATTCGAGTTGGGCAAAATCTGCCTCCATGATTGAGCCACCGTCCCAGCGCGATACAAACACTTTCTTAACAGGGAATGTACCACCGCGTGGCATGTTTTGCATGTTAGGGTTACGTCCACTAAAACGTCCAGTGGCAGTGATGTGCTGGGTTAACCCTACGTGTAGGAATCCATCGTGTTTGGTGTAGTTAGCTATGCCCTCTACAAAAGAACTAAGATAACTACTAATAGCAGAGAGGCGTTTAAGATCGCTAAGAAAAGATTCAGCATCATGCATTCCATTGTTTCTAGCAGTCGCAATAAGAACATCTAAGTTCCCCTTTCCTGTACTGAAGCCGTTAGCACTGACCCACTCTTTACTGGGGGCTGTGAACTTAAGTCCTGCGACTTGTGCAGTCTCTTCTAGTTTGAAACCACGTGCATCACAGTCCTTACATTTGTTAGGTCTTGCATACCTTTCGCCATTCTTCCTTACTTTATACGTTTTCCCTTGCCCTTCACATGTAGGACAGGTGTACGCTTTAGTGCGGTAGATCGTTTCACTATTCGCTTTGACTGCTTCTTTGTATTCTTGAACAGTTGATGTATAGTCAAATAGCTGCGCCCACTCCCTCTTATTCTTAATGCGTTTAGAGAAGATGACTTGTGACATCTGCTCAGGCGAATTAAGATTGATAGGTGTCGCGCCCATAAGTTCCCTGACCTTGCGCTGTAGACGATCTTCGATCTCTGCTTTCTCTTTTTCAAAGTCATCTCTTACTCGCCCCAACTCTTGAAGATCAACTTTGATTCCTGACATGTACATTCTGGTGAGGGTTTTACAGGTGTCAAAGGTTGTGTCTCTAATTGTTCTAAGACTAGAGGACTCTGGCTTGGCGTAGTCTTCTTCGATTGCGTGGAACAACCCGCTAGTTGTGAGAAGGTCATGCCTAAGATAAAAGCTAAGATCGTTGAGAGGAATCTCGTTAGTATTAAAACCCTCCTTGAAATACCGTTTGAGTGTATCATCTTTCTGTACCTCTAGTTGCCTACGCTCAGCACATGCAGCCAAGCTAAGTGGTGAACGCTGTCCACGATCAAGCACATACTCTGCCAACATCGTGTCATATATAGGTCCATCATACTTGAATCCACTTTCCCACAGCCACATCAGATCGTGCTGCGCATTATGCATAATCAGTAGAGTCGTCATGTCCAAGATACTTTGTAGCACAAACCTTCCACGTCCTTGCCTGTCCTGGTACTCATCGTGATCTAACGTGATTATGTTTTCATTCTTCCAGTTGTCTACGTCTAGTGTACCTACCTGTACTAGCTGATTGCCTATCTCAAATGGATCTAAGTGATCCTTACCGTTCCGTTTGGTGATGCTGTTCTCAACATCTAATACGTTTCTCATGTCTCACCTCTTTGAATAGACACAGGGACCGTTTTAAGCGCAACATGCGTTCCAATTATGTTACAATATGTCCCTGTGCCTAACTTATGCTGAATAGATAGAGCGTGATCCGTCTAACATACAGGTGATCTTCCCTTGGTACCCATTCAGTTTATTCTTAGCTAGGTTGAGGTACCGTACTGGGTCTTCATCCTCACCCTCTGCTTGTTGTGTCTTACCAATCAGGATCATTAGGTCAGCCTCTGCAGCCTTGCCTGTCTTTGATCCTTCCATCATGGCTTGGTTTAGGTCAGCCTTACCTTCAGCCTCTGCTGATAACTGTGACATCCATATCACACAGCAATCGTATTGCTTAGCTATGTTACGTGCATGGATAGCTGCAGTCTTGAGCGTGATGTCGCTACGCTCACTACTAATATCTGCGAACTTGTCACCCATGTCAAGTACTACGATGTCGGGCTTCTCTTGTTTTACTACAGCCTCAACCCATGCCATGCCCTTACCTGTGCTATCTTTGAATAAGACGTTGCCACGAATAGGTTCATAGCGCATGTTAGCTAGGGCTTTGTTCTCACGCACCTCTTGCATAGTCATGTTAGCAGAGGCGCTGATGTACCGTGCAGCCACACGTGTGTATGCTTCTTCATTACACAGAACAATACACTTGGCACCTTGATGTGCAAACCCTTCAGCACCTGCTAGTAGAGAGGCATGGAAAGAAGTTTTTCCAGTGTTAGGACGAGCGCCAACCAAGACGAGATGACCACCGCTAACACCTTCCACCCTACGAGCCAAGGAAGATATGTTGAACTTCCATTTGGATTCCAGAAGCGTGGCATCAAGTATTGTGTCAAGGCTATTGTCATCCCAGTCAACACGAAGGTTAGGAGTAAAGTCATCTTTGTAATCCTCTAGTAGTTGTCGCAAAGGTTCAAGGCTATTCTCTGTACCGTTAACAAAGTCAAAGCCTAAGTTAGCTACACGATCACCGACATGCTGTTGGAATAGCTGTGATAATGTGTCCTGTGCTATCTCTTCTTTGATTGGTTCGGTGATACTGATACGCTTAAAGAGATCTTCATAGGCACCACGTGTAGCTGTAGTCATGCTTGCGTTCATGCGATTGAACACAGCTTCGAGATCAGCAACTGTCATATCACCATCATAAGCTTCCATCGCACCATCCAAGGCTTGCTTTATCTTACGCACATCTTTGCTAAATATTTTGTCAGGGCATTTGATACCCTTGTGTCTGTCGTAAAAGTCACGATTGAGTAGCGTCTTAAGTAGAGCCAGTTCCATCATCGTCTATGTCTCCT